TCGTTACATATATAATAATAATTTGTTTCTGCATTTAAGTACCATTTTTGTTCATTTGATGGTTCTTGAACTCTTTCTTCAGCATGATTATTACAGGATTCTATTTTGCATTTCATTGTTAACTCCTTTTTTAATTTGGACGGCGGGAACGTAATTGCTCCCGCCATGAATTGTTCAGTATACTTGTAACATCTGGCTCTTTCGAGCCAGTGGTGTTAGAAGAACTACTGCTGTTCCAAATCAACTCCGCCTTCTAAATCACGTAATTGGTCCAACATTGCGTCGGTTAAATCACAGACCTTTGAACCTACTCCGCCCTGACGTACAAAGTACAGGTTGTCATCGTGAATCATTACCTCGAACTTTTTCTTGGTCGAAATGGTTAACTGGGAGTCGCTGTTGGTACTGCCCACTGTTTCTGTAGCTGGGCGTGTAATGAATAAAGACATAATTAGTCTCCTTTTCGTTAGTTAATGGAAAATAACGTAATTTCAAAAATGAAAAAACGTTTTTAGGGGGTATGGTCGGTGAGTATAGCCACACACCAAAATTTTTCATATTTTCAAATATCTAATTGCTTTAATAATTTCAATTTTCAAAATTAACGTAATCTTTTTCCCTTTATTTTGCTTAATGAATTAGTTTTTCCAGTACCTTTAATTTTTTTTATTTGCTTTAAAAATAATACTTGTATATAACATGGGTTTTGTAGTATATTGTTGATGAAACAATGGAGCGTAAATGAGTAAAGACATACAGAAGCAGATACAAAAGGCAGAGAAGGAAATCAAGGACAAGTTATCAACTATTGTATTTCCAGAGACTGGTACTATTATTGAGATTGATGGTGAAGGTTATGAAATTCCGCAGATGGTATTTAATTTAATAATAGATGCTATTTCTTCTAATCAACATTTGGCTAAGATTAACCAGGAGTTGCGTGATTACATAGCTCGTAGTGAAATTATGAGAGGTGTTTCATGAGTGATGGTTTTAAGAATCTTCATACGATGGTTGATGTTGACAATATTTCTCATTTTTATACTGTAAAGAACAGAAAGACTGATGATGTTTTGTTGGATATTCAAATACAGAATGGTACAGTTCCTTCGGTTGGAGTTAATGGTGTGACTATTGAAGACTTGCTTTTTATTGTAACTCAAGAGTTGGATGCTCATGCGTCTGGTCCGTTTCAGTGTAAGGAGACACATGAGGCGTTGGCTCATAGTCATCAAGCTTTGGGTTGGTTAATTTCAAGAACAAAGAATAGGGTAGCTCGTGGAGTTGAGGGGAAGGAGTTAGCATAATGCCAACTCCTCCATATAGAGAAGATATTGCTGATGATACTAAATTCCGTTGGCAGACTATAAAAGGAAAGAAACATTATAATTTCCGTAATAAAGATGAGTTTCTGGAATATTTTGGTAATGATGCTCCTAAATTGATTGAGGACTGGACTTATGGTAAGGAAGGTGACTGGGTTGTTGCCAGTGACGGTGGTGTTGTTGAGATGTTAAAAGTGTCTAATAAAATTAAACATCCAAAAGATACAAAGAACTATTCTTATGCAGATGGTTGGTGTCGTACTGTTGTGGGTACTTTTTTTATGAAACCTGGTACTGACCATTTTAAAATGGATACCGATTGGAATAAACATAAGAGTAGATATACATTTGGTGGGACTGATGCTGACAGGGATTTTTGTGCTATGAATACAAGAAATCATTTGACGAATAAAGAAAAGAAGTTTGTATTTGCTATTCTTTTTAGTGATATTGTTGATGTTTATTCAATTTATACAAATATATATACAAAAACTCAACCATAAAAAATAAAGATGATTTGTGACCGTTTATTAAAACAGGATAGAATTATGGCAGAACTAGAAAAAGGAGTTAAAGAAGCCGCTGAAAAACAGGGCTTAACTCACGAATGGGTATTTGAAAAACTTAAAAACTTTGCAGATAATGCTGAAACTGATGCTGACAAAATAAGGTCAACTGTTAAGGTTGGTGATGCTCTTGGTACATTTAATGGTTCTAAAAAGAAAGAACAACATAGATTACCTGGAGCAGTTGGATTGTTTGGTGAAGTAACTCAACAGACTTTGGATGATATTAGTAAAAGACCTGATGAGTTAGAAGAAGCAGAGATTGTTAAGGAAGAATCTTCAAATTAATAAAAGGAACTAAAAATGGAAGTAAATGAAAAACAAGTAGCATCTTTAAAGGCTGAAACTGAAAAGATTGCTAAAGAGCAGGGGCAACCAATAACAGGTTATATTACTGAATATACTATTTTTTATATGGAGACTGGTGCTAAACCTATGATTTCTCCAAGGGATAGTATACTTTACCAGTATAGTTCTAGTTCAGAACCAATAGAGAGTATTGTTAAAGAAGTTGATGTTGTGGTCAGTGAAAAGCCAAAAGTAAAGGCTAAAAAGAAGGTTAAAAAGAAAGTTTCTAAACGAGAAGTAAAACGTACAACTTCTTCTAAAAAGAAATAAGATTATTAATGTTCAACATTAATTCACGTAATATATCAGAAGCAGAGTCTCTTATAGTTCAGACTTATAAGGACTTGATTTCTTTTGGTCGTTATTTTCTTCCTGGAGATTTTATGAAATGTAAAAGTTCACCAGTTCATTTTACAATAGGTGATGAATTAATATCTGACAGCATGAAACCTCTTTCTATTATTATATCAAGAGACCATGCCAAAACCACATTGGTAAAGGCTTCTATTATTAGAGACTTTGCTTTTGCAAAAAAGGCTCATGAATGGGGATTGTGCGATGCTGAACGTCATTTGTTTTATGGTTGGGTTTCTTCAAGTCAAAGAAAGTCTAAAAATAATGTTGCGTATATGCGTTTGCATTTTGAACATAATGAATTGCTTAATTACTATTTTGGTTCTGAAAAATTAAAGGTATATAATTTAAAGGGTGATACTTGGAATCAAGAAGAAATAGTAACTGCGTATGGTGATAAGTTGATAAGTAGTAGTAATTTGACTTCAATGCGTGGAGATACACAGCCAACAATAGCAAAGGGTAATCTTCGTTATAAGCGAGTGTTTTGTGATGATTGTGAAAATGAGGAAAATACAAAAACTTCTAATAGTAGAATGAGTATTGTTGATAATATAATGAATGGTATACTTCCTGCTATTGAAGGTGATGAGAAGGGATGTCGTCTTATTTTTATTGGTACTCCAATGCATTATGCTAGTATGGCTCAAGGTTTTATTGACACATATGCTAAATTAGAAGATGCTGGTAAAGAAGAAAAAGAAAAGCATAGTTGGAAAATAATGGTTTATGGAGCAACCCAGCCAGATATGGCTGGTGGGGTATTATGGGAAGATAGATTGCCGAGACGAGTGCTTGATAAAAAGAAAGCAGAGTATAGAGATTCTCCAAAGGGAGAAGCTGGTTATTATCAAGAATATGAACTTAAAGTACAATCTTCTGAATTTTCTTTGCTTACTTCAAATCATGTTAAAACTTGGGATGGTTATTTCTTGCATGAAGACGGTTTTAATTATATAGTAACAGGTCAAGAAGGAAATTTAAGAAAAAACATTGTTAATACTTTTATTGGATGTGACCCTGCAACTGATATAGATACTAAAGGTTCTGACTATTCTGTTATAATGGCTGGGGCTGTTGACAGTATGAATAATACATTAGTGTTGGAGTATATACGGAAACGAAGTATTCCAACTCTTGGTTTGCGGAATGAAAATGGTGAATTAAAAGGAAGAAAAGGTGTTGTTGATTATTTATTTGACTTGTATTTAAAGTATTATTGCCAGTCAGCTACTGTAGAAGATGTTGCAATGACTAGGAGTGTGTTCCAAAGTTTGCAGTCTGAATATGAAAGACGAAATATTCATTTGTCTGTTATACCTGAACAACCAGCTGGCAGAAACAAAATAAACAAAATTTATTCAGGTTTAAATTCACACTTTGCAAGAGGTTCTATATTTTTGTTAGAAAATCAATATGAACTTAAACATGAAATAATTACATTTGGAGACAAAATGGCTCATGATGATTTGATTGAGAGCCTCTTTTTTATGAGAAAAAATGCGTTTCCACCAAAATTAAAATTAGATAAAGACAAAACTGGATTTGTCAAACCAATCGTAAAAGCAAAAAATTGGAGAGTTAGTTAAATGGCTAAAATGACACAAGAAGAAAAAGCACAGAGTAATATAGCATTGTATAATGCTGCTAATGATTCACAACGCCAAACATGGCAAGCAAAACAACAAAAAGGTTATGATTTTTATTTGGGTGACCAGATAAGTGAAGATGATTTAAAATCTTTAAAATCAGCAGGGATGCCTACGTTTACAATTAATAGAATTATGCCTATTATTGAAATAATGAAATTCTTTGCAACTGCTAATAATCCTAAATGGGTAGGTGTTGGTGTAGAGGGTTCAGATATTAATGTTGCTGCTGTTCATAGTACAATAGCAGAATATATATGGAGATTATCAAAAGGACAGACTTTATATTCATCTGTTATATTAGATGCTCTTACAAAAAGTGTTGGTTATTTTCATGTAAAGACTGACCCTAATTTAGATATGGGAATGGGTGAAGTTTTAATTGAAAATCCAAGTCCTTGGGAAGTTTATGTTGATAAAAAGTCAAGAGATGCTTTGTATCGTGATGCTAATTTTATTCAAATAAGAAAGACTTTTACTCGTGGTCAGCTTTTAAGAGAACTTCCTCAATATAAAACTAAAATAAAAAAAGCTACATCTAACAGTTCTTTTGGTGAGCGAACTTATTCAGATAGAGACCGTGAGGAATCTGATAGTATACAGTCTGAAGATATTGTAGATGCTTTGACTGTTGAAGGCGAACAAGAAGATATACTTGATTACTATTATACTTATTATAAAACTTGTGAAAAGTTTTGGAATGTATTTATTAAAATAATGCCAAGTCCAACTGAACTTGTTAATATTCGTGAAGGTGCTCAAAAACAGATTCAAAGGATGGCTGAAGAATTGATGGTTAAACAAGAAGAATCTATTACACAGATTCAACGGGCTTTGGCTGAAGGTCAAATGATAGATGAACGAGCTGAATTGGAAATTAAGAAAATAGAAGAACAAACATTGCAGGCTATTGAGTTTGAGACTAAAAATATTATGAAAATGGCAGAGGAATCTGCATCTTCTACTGAACATAAAGTAGTTAATGATAAACAGTATAAAATTCTTTTAAAGAATATGGATATTGCAAGACAGATAATAAATGCTAATAGTTTTTATCAACCACGTATAAATGTACGGTGTTCTGTTAGTGATAAGTTTTTGTTTGAAAGAATGTTGAATCCTAAAATAACAGAATATCCGATTATTCCAGTTCCTTATATACACACTGGTACTCCATTTTCTATGTCAGCTTCAACTCCATTGGTTGGAAAACAGGAGGAAATTAATAAGGCTCATCAAATTACAATTCATAATGCAAATTTGTCAGGTTCTTTAAGATGGCTTATTCAAGATGGAGCAGTAGATGATGATGAGTGGGATAATTACAGTTCTTCTCCAGGTGCTCGTTTAAAATATAGACAAGGTTATGAAAAACCTGATGCAATTCATCCAACTCCATTAAATAATGCTTTCTTTAGTTTAGTACAAGAAGGTAAAGTTGACCTTGAGTATATGTCTGGTATTTACAGCAGTATGCAAGGGGATGTAAAAGCTCAACATGAAACTATTCGTGGATTGCTTCAACAGGATGAATATGGTACTCGTAGAATACGTGCATGGATGGACCATATTGTTAATCCAGCTTTAGAGCATCTTGGTAAGGTAGTTCAACAGTTTGCTCAATCTACATATACATCCAATAAAGTGTTTAGGTTAGTGAATCCAAATAATGTTAAAGATATTGAATCAGTTGAAATTAATATGCTTTATCCAGATAAAACAGGTGCTATTCAAAAAGCAATGGATTATGAGACAACACAATTTGATGTTTATTTAGAAGCTGGTTCTGGTCCACCTGTTAATCGTTGGGCTTTAGTTGCTGCTTATGAAAGTTGGTTTGAGAAAGGTGCTATTGATGATATAGCGTTTCTTGAAGTAACTGACATTGAAAATAAAGAGGCTATTGTTAAACGTAAGTCTTTATATTCTCAACAGCGTGATGCGATACAACAATTAGAGAAGGTATTGAAAGATAAGGAAGGAACTATAGAAACTCTTGAAAGACAAATAGTACAGTCTCGTATTAAAGGGACTTCAAAAGACGTAGAAGTTGAAATCCATA